GTAAAAATGATTACACAGAAATCTACGAATCAACAGAGCTCGACGAGTACGACGCATCTGATGCACCATATCTCTAAGAGTTTATACAGACTGTCCCAGTCTACGAAAAAAACACAAACGTTGAGATATCACTCAAATCTTCACACCCCGCCCCAGCTACATTGAGATCAATGTCTTGGGAAGGAGACTATTCACCCAAATATTATCGCCGTGTATAACGTACAACTCACAGAAAAAGAACTTAGATACTTCTATTGGAGAATGAAAACCAACAGATGGTATGAAAGATATGTCCAAAAGGGCATGAAGCAAATGCCATGGGAACCTTGGATGGCAGACACAATAGAAAAATTAGAGCCTATATATGAAACCTTTGAAAAGTAAATACATTCACCCTATAACCTTGAAGGCTGCCCTAGAGGTGGCCTCTAATTTACGCTCAGAGGACTTCAGAGAGATCTCAGAGGGGCATGGACTAGATCCACTAACGTATCTAGCAGCCATGTCCACAGATCCCGCTACAGTCTATTTTACGTCGCCTAGCGGCAAGGCTGCTGGTATGGCAGGCGTAGGTAAGAAAGGCGATATATGGATGCTCTGCACCAATGTAATCCATGAACAACCGACTTTATTCGCAAGACAGGCAAAACGGTATGTCGATAGCCGAGAGGAGCCTTTGCTTTGGAATATAGTTGACAGTCGAAACGAAGCACATTTAAAACTGCTAAAGTTTCTCGGCTTTAAGTTTTTACGTAAGTTAAAACATGGGCCAAACAATGTAACATTTATTGAATTTTGCCGTGTGCGTAGATGCTAATGCTGGTGCTAGAAGAGCAGCCAGACAAAGAAACAGAGAGAAGCATGCTAACTTTAATCAGGAGAAACTAAAATTCTTCAACAAGGAGACAAGTTTAGCAAGAGCTCAAAATAGAAATGTATTGGGGTACAGTCGTGACCTCAGTGACGCTTACGTAAGAGCTATTTATACTCAAGGTAAGGGTCGTTTAAGAAACCAACAACTTACTGCACAATACTTTAATAAGAAAAGAATTGATGAAGGTGGTAGAAGTAGAAAATTTGGTCAAAAACAAAAACAAGCTTTACTCAGAAGTCGGGCAGAGATTGAAGGAGTAACACGTAACATGTTTGGTCGAAACATGGCATACGCTCAAGAAGGTGCTAGACGTAAGTTCCAAGCTGCTAATGCCGCAGCCAGAGAGAAACTAGGTGTTCCTCCAGCATTTGGTGCTCCAGTCATGCTACCTCCAACAGATTACTTTACAGGATTCTTGCAACTTGCAAGTACTGCTGCAAGTATATACTCAGGATTTAAGTAAATTATGGCATCATCATTTCAGAACGTCGTAGGTACTCCACGTGATGCAGTTCCTGATATAAGTAATACTAATTACTTGAAGACATCCGCAGACATGACTGAGGCTGTCAACGAAGATAGCAACGAAAGAATCAAAGATACCAAACAGTTTTTTAATCAACTTATAGAACTTGAAGAACTAGCAGCCAGTAAGTTTGACAAGAGGCTAGATGCTATATCAAGTCTTGCAGGCAGTATAGGTAGTATCAGGAAAAAGAAATTAGCAAAAGAAGCTGACGGATTAACTAAACAGTTTCTTGACAAACAAAGATTACAGTTCCAAGAACAGATTACTAAGGTTGTTGATGCTACAGAAGATGACAATGCTTTTCAAGAAGCACTTGGTTTAGGTGAGATTGACCGTGATACTAATTTAAAATTTGCAGATAAGCTTGATTTATCACTAGGCTATATACCTACTGAAACTCTAGAAGGCAAGATAAGTGAGCACATGTCTTACTATGTATCTCAAGGTAGACCTATGATTGTAGGTGACGTTTTAGAAAGATACAATTCAAGCAGTGCTACATCACAAGCTGAGTTTACAGAACTTAGACAAAGAACTTTAAATAGTGTTTATCGGACTGTAATCTATAACTGGTTAGCGTCAGGTGGTGATCCTAGTGACCCTCGTTTAGAACGCAGATTATTTGAAAAAGTTTTACCAGTATACAATAAACAACTAGACACAGCACAGAAAAAGTTTATTTATGATCTAGAGCAAACTCAAAAAGATGAAAGAGAAAGAGTTATAGATAGTAGAATTACTAATGCTGTAAAGAAGTCTAAAACTAACTTTTACGGTGAAGAAGGTGTAGTTTCAGCAGTTGCAGCTGAAAAAAATATAGGTAAACCAGAAGCACAGGATTATGTTTATGGCCGTGTTGGAGTGCTACTTAATAAAAATGTACTTGAACCAGAAGAAGCTCTAAGAGTAATTGATGAGATACCTTTTACACCTACTAATGAACCAAACAAGACATACAAAAATGTCGATGAATATTTAGAAAAAGTAAAAAATAAAAATACTGTATTTTATGCTAGAGCTAGAGGTAGAGTAGAAACATTAAAAAAACTTATTAGCGACAAAAAGAAAGAAAGGGATCAAATAGCAAAAGATACAAGTGATATAAAAGTTGCAGAGTATGAAAGAAATGAGATAGATCCCTTAGTTGCAGCTAGCGAAAACGGCACACTTGAAATGTCACAGATACGAAGTCTGTATGAAGAGCTCGTAGAGGCTAAATGGTACATCGAAGGTCATACTAAGATTCCTAAAAAGTTAGAAGCTTTCCATAATAGGACACATACAGGTGGTGTTAGAGATAAACAAGTAGTACTTGCTCAAGAATTTTCTAGTGAAATTGTTGAAGCCTTAGAAGGTGTCGAAAAGTTGTATAGAGAAACACAAAAATTAGAAGCTGTACCCGAACTTGGACGTACTGACAGTAAAGCTGTGCGAAGATTACAGGCTGAGTTTCAAAAACTATTGTATGGTGAAAACGGTAAAGATCTAGAAGCTTTAAAACTGGCTATAGGTTCAAACCAATATACATTCCAACAACGAGTTGACGAAATTGAAGAGGATCTTTTAAAAAGGTTTGATGCAATTATAAAAGACCCACCAATTATACCATTGGGTCAGGCGACTCGTAATACATTAGAACTTAGAGAACAGGTTAGAGAGAATCCAGACTTACTCTATAGCAAAACAGCTCTTCAAGGAGAAGACATAAATAGTTTATTTGATTTTCTTAATACTGGTGGGCAAAGGAATAAAGAACTACAAAATTATTATAAAAACGCACGTTTCAGAGTTATAGAAGAAGACGGCACAGTCAGAGTACTAGGTGGCTATGAAGCTGCTGAATTTAGAGGTAGAGAGCTTGGTATCTATGACCAGAAAGGTAAAAGGTTAATGAACTTTCATGCTAAAATTCTACAAGATTCTAAAGCAGTTAATAATGTAGAAAACCATACTACTTCTTCAAAAGTTCTACGAGCATTTTCTGGTGGTAAAGGCGAAAAAATGACAGAGTTTCTTACTCAACACGCTATCAATAGAAGTGGTATAAATAGTGAGGAACAAGCTACTACTCAAATACAAGATACTAGCTATACTTATAAATCACGTAGTGGCTCTACCAGTCCAAGACAAGGTGTTACTAGAATGAATGGTGCTCGTATTGTTGCACTTGCCGAAGATGGATCTACTGACTTTGGCCGTTACAAACTTTCTAATGAGAATATACTGTTGTTACATAAAAATGGCATGATAGACTTAACTAAAGAGTTTACAGAAGACCAGCAAAGTTTGGCCGTTGTTAATCTTATGGCTTTAAACGCTAACCGTACAAATTCTATTAGCGGAGCTGTAACTGAAGAAACTAAAAACTTTAGAAAGATTACTAATTTTTCATCTGAAGAGTTAGAGGTTATTAAGGAAATATTTCCTAACTTAAGTGAGAATTACTTTGCTCAATTTCAAACCTTAGAAGCAGAGGTTGCTCAACTAATTCTTAGTGATTTAGAAAAGTATCAACAACAAATAGCAACAGAAAGACAGAAGAAAAAAGACGAAAGAGAAGCAGAAAAACTAAGAAGATCAAAATTAAGTAAACGAGAACTAAGAGGCAGATGACCGATTCCTACGGATTAAGTGATGAAAACATTGATTTAGCCGCTGAACGTGTACAAGACTATTTAAAAGAAATAGAAGAAAGAGATGCTTCACGAAAAGCAGCTCAAGAAGAAGTTACAGCAGGCGAAGAACAGGCATTAGCTCAACAAGAAGATCCCAGAAACTCGGAAACATGGGGAGCTAAAGCTTTTATAAAAGAGGGTCAGTCCATCCTATCCGGTGGTTTACAAGATACTGCATCCTCTATTGCCACCTTTCCTGAGCGTACAGCAGATGCACTATCAGGAGAAATGCAAAGACAGAGGGAAGAGACTGGTACGTACAAACCAGACTGGACACCCTTTGACGCATACGATAACCCTATCGAAACAAAGACATGGTGGGGTAAACAGCTACGAGGTCTAGTACATTTTGGATCTCTGGCAGCTGGCACAGTGCTAGCAGCTAAAGGTGCAGCAGCCACAGGTATAATATCTATACCAGCTGGTTTGACTGCTATTACAACCAATACACTAGCTAGAGGTGCAGCTATTGGTGCTGTGTCTGACCTTGTATCTAAAGAGTCAGACGAGCAAAACGCATTAGGTGCATTACGTGACAGATATGGCTGGGCTGATACACCTATATCTACAAAAGATACTGACTCTCCTGTTATGATGAAGGTCAAAAACATTGTAGAAGGTATGGGCTTTGGTCTATTCTTTGATGGACTAGCCTATACACTTAAGAAGGGTAGTCAACCTGTAATCGAACAGATTGTCAAACGTAACAAAAGTATAAAAGATCAGACTGTAGAAGCTGGTATAGCACAGTTACGTAAAGGAGAAGCTGAGTTTAGAGCTGACAAAAACGCACCTATATCTGATGCACACCAAGGGGCACACCCATCAGAGGTAGAGCCACAGGTAGCTCGTGAACAGCTATCAAGGACTCGTAAGGAGTGGGGTCAGGAAGAAGGAGCAACAGGTTCTGTAACCAGACCGCTTGAGCGTGAGCGTATAGCACAAGAAGGAGCGACAGATGATGCTACAGTCGAGCGTATTATGCGTGGACTGATGAGTAATGATAAGTTTGCTAAAGAACTAGAAGCTGCAAAAGGCAACAGACAGACTTTAGTAAATACATACAGAGAGTCTATCGAAGCACATCAACGGATTACACAGGGTAGAAATGCTGCTGATATGTCAGCTAGTGAGTATTTAAAAGACTTACTTGAAGCACGACCTGATATAGTTGATGGCGAAGAAATTTGGACATCTAAGAATGTAGTTGTAGCTGATCTTGTTCTAGGTTCCTTAATGAAACAATTACGAGATACAGGTATTGCTGCTCGTGAAATATCTGACTTAGTAGATATAAACGATATAGATGGGCCAGCTAAACAAATAGTTGACACAATGCTAACAGCTCTATATCAAACTAAAAAAGCTAGATTTGTAAAGTCTGACTCTTTTAGAAACTTAGCAGCTGGTAGACAAAGAAAGGTAGCTATAGATGATGCTGTTAAAAAATCAATAGCAGATTCTAAAGAGTCTATCATGTCAATACTTAAGATTACAAAAGATAATCAAGATGACGATTTGATGAACGCCATGATAGAAGCGTTCTCAATTATGGATGATGTAAATACACTCGAAGACTTTGACAACTGGGCTAGAACCGTCATCAAAGGTGGTAAACTTAACGCTAACGATATTGACCGTACAGGAGCCCTTATAAGAGAGCTAGAAGGTGTTATGACCAATAGTGTCTTAAGTGGCCCTAAGACCCCTGTGAGAGCGATTATGGGTACATCTGCGGCTACATTCTTGAGACCATTATCTACAGCTCTAGGTGCTGCTATACGTTATCCGTTTGATGGTGACGCATCTACACTACGAGCTAGTTTAGCATCCATCAATGGGATGATAGAAGCTATACCAGAGTCCTTTACATTATTTAGAACTAAACTAAATTCTTATTGGAAAGGTGATCTAGCTACAATTAAAACTAGATTCTCTGAGTTTAGTCGTGGCGATCAGAACTGGGAACTTATACGTAGATGGGCAGAAGATAGTGGTAGAGCTACAGCTGGTGATACAGCTGCATTTCGTATTGCTAACATGGCACGTAAGATGAATGACTCTAACTTCCTGACATACTCTACAAAGATTATGGCAGCGACTGACGACGCATTTGCATACATACTTGGCCGTGCAAAGATGCGTGAGAAAGCTATGCGTAGAGTTCTGGAACTACAAGGTAACGGTATACAGACACCTAAAATTAACAAAAAGTTAATGAAGGCATACGAAGATGACTTTTATGCACAGGTTTTTAATGCTGATGGTAGTATAACAGACGAAGCTACTGCATTTGCACGTAAAGAAGTTACACTTACA